CAGGGTGAGTACGTGACGCTCACGGCTGTAGGAATCTTCCCAGCTGCCGTTCACTAGGTAACGCTTAGGCAGCCATTGCTTCCAGAGTGGAAGGATAATCTTATCCACACCGTTGAGGAAGTCTACCGCAACCACTCGTCCACGCATTGGACCTTCAGGTAGCTCGCGGTATGGGTGGGTTTTAGTTGCCCACCAGATGCCTTCAATGGTCGAACCCAGTGACTTACCAGAACGGTTACCACCGATGTAGAGCCTAGCCTTGTTCTTCATCTTGTGAAAGCGTTCCTGCTTTTCGCTTGGAACATACGAGTAAAGGTTCGGGGACGCAGCTGCGTCCTGTAGTCCTTCACCAAGTTGGAGAAGTAGGTCTGTAAGGTCTGGCTCTTTAGGCATTGCGAATCAGCGTCGTTAGTTCATCCAGAGTAATACGAGCGATAGTCCCACGAGGCACAGACTCAAGACGAGTCCTAAGCCATACAAGATCAGAAAGGTCGGCATACGCCCACCATTGCCCAGATCGGGGATAACCCACTCCTCCTCGTTGAGTGACGAGGAATCCAAGTTTCGCGTGTGCATTGTCTCGCTCCGTTTCTGCCTCTGAATACCAGGCTAGTACCTGATTGTGGGAAGCCTTCTTAGCTGCTTCGCCACCTTTGACCTCGAACACAATCAGTCCGAAGAACTCTCGCAACCAAACATCACCCTCGTCAGCTGAGCCTTTGAGGACATTGCGATGGGCTTCTAGTGGGTCATAACCCTTTGATAGAAGGTGGTTGCGTACTGCGGTTTCGGCACGTGTGCCTATGTTCTTTGCTTTGCTCAAGTTCGTCTCCTTTGCGTTACAATGATACTATGGCGACTCCGCAAGAGGTGAATAACTTTCACTTGAACTCCGATAAGGACTCAAGCGTCTTCGCCCTACACCACACGCTTGGTCCTGGACCTACTCAGGCAGCACCTGGTAACCACACCCACAATGGCAAGGATTCACCTCGCCTTGACTTCAATGACTTACTAAATGGCTGGGTGAATCTTGACGGCGGAAAGCCTGACAGCATTTACGGCGGTATGACTTCTATGGATTGCGGAGGCATCTAGTGGCTGTACATCTCCAACTTCGCGGTGGAACTGCGGCACTCTGGACTAGCACCAACCCTACGCTTATGGAGCGTGAAATGGGTATCGAGACCGATACCCTCAAGGTCAAGATTGGTAACGGTACCAGCAACTGGGCTAGCCTGCCTTACTTCACACAGGGTACTGCGGGTCTTTCTGCATATCAGGTTGCTGTTGCTAATGGCTACGCCGGAACTGTAACTGCCTGGCTTGCAAGTCTTATTGGACCTACTGGCGCTACTGGACCTACTGGCGCTACTGGACCTACTGGTGCTACTGGTGCTACTGGACCAGCAAACATTCTGAGCGTTGGCTCAGTAACCACTGGCGCACCTGGATCTGGCGCAACAATTACTATCACTGGAACTTCACCAACTCAGACGGTGAACTTCACTATCCCTCGTGGTGATGTTGGAGCTACCGGTGCAACTGGTCCACAGGGTATTCCTGGCGTAATGGATGTCACCCTATCCGCTACTGCGCCATCCTCCCCTGCTTTGAACTCAATGTGGATTGACTCCAATACTGGAATCGAATACACCTGGCTGAATGATGGAACTTCAACTCAATGGGTTGAGTTGCGAGCATCAGGCTATGTCGGTCCTGCTGGAGCAACAGGTGCTACTGGCGCAACAGGTGCCACTGGTGCTACTGGACCACAGGGTCCACAGGGCATTCAAGGACTCCCTGGCGCAGCTGGAGCAACAGGTGCTACTGGTGCTACTGGTGCTACTGGACCAGCCAACTCGCTTGCTATAGGTACAGTAACTACTGGAGCTGCTGGATCTAGCGCATCATCAACTATTACTGGCACTGCGCCATCACAAACCCTAAACCTTACTATTCCTCGTGGGGATACTGGAGCAACGGGTGCTACTGGAGCAACGGGTGCTACTGGACCAACAGGACCACAAGGACCAATCGGAAATACTGGACCTCAAGGTCCTACTGGCGCTACCGGAGCAACAGGTCCACAGGGTCCACAGGGTATTCAAGGAGTTACTGGTCCACAGGGAACTTTCGGCGGAGCGTCATTTGAGTACCAATACTCAACGACTACAGCTGACAGCGATCCCGGCTCGGGCTATCTACGTTTTGATAACACCAACCTTGCATCTGCAACGATGCTTTACATCAACGTAAATGACTCTACCTCTACGAACATTCAGTCGTTCCTTGAAACTATCGATGACTCAACCTCGTCGATCAAAGGAACATTCAAGATTTACCCTGCGTCAACCCCTGCAAACTATGCGTACTTCAGCATTATTGGAAACCACTATCTAGATGCCGGAACCTACTATGAAGTTCCAATCGCGTATGTTTCAGGTGGGGCAACAACGCTCACTAATAACGCCGTAGTAGACATCACCTTTGCTCGAAACGGTGACAAAGGTGATACTGGTGCTACTGGACCAACTGGACCAACTGGGGCAACTGGTGCTACTGGACCGCAAGGACCACAGGGAAATACTGGTCCAGCAGGTCCAGCAAACGTACTCTCAGTTGGCTCTGTAACTACTGGAGTTGCTGGTTCCAGTGCAGTTGTTTCAATCAGTGGAACTGCCCCTGCGCAGACTATCGACTTCACTATTCCGCAGGGTGCTACTGGAGCAACTGGAGCAACTGGTCCAGCAGGTACAAATGGTACGAATGGTACGAATGGTACGAATGGTACAGCCGCGACTATTGCAGTAGGAACAGTGACGACTGGAGCCGCTGGATCAGCAGCTACGGTAACCAACTCCGGAACCTCTAGTGCGGCGACTTTTGATTTCACTATTCCTCAAGGTACTGCTGGAACTAACGGAACTAACGGTCAGGGAGTCCCAGTAGGCGGAACTGCTGGTCAAGTTCTAGCAAAAATCGATGGAACTAACTACAACACTCAATGGACTACCCCATCTAGCGGCTCAACTGTTTATCGCAAAGGCGCAACTGTTGCAGCCTCTACTGCTACTACTGAGTCCGTAGTAGCCAGCGCAACAATACCTGCTGGAGCATTAGCCCTAAACAGCACTATTCGATTCAGTATCAATACAACTCGTACTGGAACTACTTCAGGTTCTTATACAGTTCGTATTCGTATTGGAACAACTACCCTAACTGGAACTGCATATATAACTGCTACTACGGCTGCTTCAGCCACTGCAAGCAACGCTATGTTTGATGGCTATGCGACAGTTACTACTACAGGATCGTCCGGTCTTGCCGTTGGAGGATGGCGTTCCCAGTATGGAACTACAATGCTTATTGGTAGCACTACTGCTACTGCGCTAAATACTACAACTGCAACCCTGGTTGAACTTACATTCCAGCAGTCGGCAGCTAACACTACTACTGTTGTTTCTGCTTACCTAGAAGTAATGCCGTAGGAGGTATAGATGGCACTTGATTTTCCCTCATCTCCAACGCTGAATCAGACGTACACCTATGGTGGACGTACCTGGACGTGGAATGGCACTGGCTGGGCTGCGACTACTACGACTTACGGACCACAGGGTCCAGCGGGTCAAGGTGTTCCTACTGGCGGAACTGCTGGTCAGATTCTTGCTAAGAACTCGGCAACTGACTATGACACTTCTTGGATTACTAACTACACTGAGAACCTTGAAGTAACTGTCAAGGCAGCTGTAGCAATCACCAAGGGTCAAGCAGTTTACATTTCATCTGCTACTGGAACAAATATGATTGTTTCGTTGGCTGACAATACTGCTGAGGCTACCTCTTCAAAGACTCTTGGTCTTGCCACTGTAAATATGGCAATCAACGACATTGCCCTAGTGATGAACCAGGGTTTGCTTAGTGGCTTGAATACTTCTACCGCAACTATCGGCGATGCAGTTTGGTTGGGTACTAGCGGAAACCTACTATTTGGTTTGGCAAATAAGCCAGTTGCGCCGAAGCATATGGTATCTATTGGTATCGTTACTCGTGTTCACGCAACAAATGGTGAAATCTTTGTACGCCCACAAAACGGCTTTGAGATCGATGAGTTACATAATGTTTTGATTACTTCACCAGTAAATGGTGATGTAGTTCAATACAACAGC